GTTGAAAAAGTTGTTACAAATGGTCAGGCTGCATCATCTGAAGGTTACACAATTGAAGGAACCTCAGATAAGCCAGCATTTGTGATTCGCATTTATAGCTCAAAGGGCAATGGATGGATTCCAACTGATACAACTGTTGTTCATTACAATGAAATTTTGACAGTAATTAACGCCTTGCCAACACCGCGTTCGGAGGAAATTGAAATGATTGAGGAAAGAAAAACCGTTATTGCAACCGCCGAGCGCATCACAATGCAAGCCGAAGTTCGAGCAATGGATACAACAGATGGCTCACTTCGCATCGGTGGATATGCTGCAACATTTAACAAAGAAGCAACAGGGCTAAACTTCCGTGAAGTTATCGCACCGGGTGCTTTCAAGCGCACACTTGCAACAGACAATCCTGTATTTTTGCTCATCAATCACGATATGGAATCATTGCCACTTGCATCTACTCGCTCAGGTACTCTCACACTGATTGAGGATGAAATTGGTTTGCGAATGGATGCTGAGTTAGACCCAAACAATCCACGCGCACAAGAATTGGCATCTGCACTTCGCCGTGGCGATGTAGATAAAATGTCATTTGCTTTCACCGTAGCAACAGATGGCGATATTCGCTCTGAAGGGCTACGCACACTGACCGATCTTGATCTTTATGAAGTATCGGTTGTAACTTTGCCAGCGTATGACTCAACAACTGTTGGTATGCGTTCAGAGCAAGATGAAAACGAGGAGCTAGAACTTCGCAAAAAGAAGTTAGCCCTTTCACAAAAACAACTTCGCTTGCGCAAGAAGTAAGCGAATCCACCCTCGGCGCATCCTGCCTCGGCGGTAAAACAAACCAAACCTAAACAGAAAAGAGAAATGAATGTCTTTGACATCAAAACTCAAGGAGCAGCGCGATGCAGTTGCGGTAGAGGCTGAAGCCCTACTTGCAGATGCAACAACCGCAGATGCTCTTGATGCTGTTTCAGCAAAGCAGGATGAAGTTGCTGCTCTTGATGAGCGCATCGCTACTGCTGAGGCAGTAGAAGTTCGTGCTGCAGCAATCGCTGAATCACGCAAGGAATCAGGCGTAAAGCCATTCGTGGGTGGAACAACAATCACTCGCGAAGCAATGACATACGACAAGGATGGTCGCAATTCATTCGTTCGCGATATGATCAACGCGACAATGCGCAACGATGCAACATCTTGGGAGCGCCTAAACCGCCACCAGACAGAAGTTGCAGTTGAAACACGCGACATCTCACGCACAGATACTGCAGGTGGAGATTTTGTACCACCAATTTATCTAATCAACGAATACGCAGAGTTTGCTCGTGCAGCTCGCGTAACTGCTGATCTTGCAACAACAATGGCATTGCCACTCGGAACTGACTCAATCAACATTCCTGCAGTTACTACAGGTACACAGGTTGCGTTCCAGTCATCTGATAACTCTGCTACAAACACACGCGATATGGTCACATCAACTGTTACTGCGCCTGTTCGTACAATCTCAGGTTACGAGAATGTTTCGATTCAGCTTGTAGAACAGTCACCTCTTGCTGGCGGTCTTGATCGTCTAGTATTCGGAGATTTGATGAAGGACTACGCACTACAACTCAACACTGCAGTTGTAGGAAATGGCGATGGAACTTCAGGAACACTTCGTGGTTTCATTAACCTTGGTGCAGATACAACAAACGGTATCCCAACAACTTGGACTGAAACAACACCATCTGCAGTAACAGGATTGCAGACAATCTCAAAGGCTATTAGCAAGGTTGTAACAAACCGCTATCAGGCAGTTGAAGCAATTGTTATGCACCCATCAACTTGGTACTGGTTCGCTTCAAGCACAGATGGTGCTTCACGCCCATTGATCGTGCCTTCAGGCGCAGGTCCATTCAATGCAAACGGTGTTGTAACATCACCGGGCGCACCTGCAGGTCTAGTTGGAACAATCCACGGAGTACCTGTTTATGTTGATGCAACACTTCCAAAGACATACGGAGCTGCAACAAATCAGTCTCCAATTCTTGTTGGTAAGTTCTCAGATTCATACCTATTTGAATCAGGCGTTAAGACTCGTGTTCTTCCAGATGTCTTGTCAGCAAACCTAACAGTTCGCTTCCAAGTTTATGGATATATGGCACTAGCTCACCGCTACGCGAAGGCAGTTTCAGCCGTAACAGGTACTGGTACTGTTTCACCTTCAGGCTTCTAGTTTGTAATGTTGGAGACACCTGCCTCTTAATCGGGGCAGGTGTCTTTGACACAATAATTTTGGGGGAAATTATGGAATTGAATTATATTGACGGGCTTAAAGTTGCTCGCGATTTAGCAAAACAAAATAAGTTTCAAACACTTGATGGGCTTATTGAAGCCCTTGAGGAACGACAAATTGAAACGGCAGCACTCGTGTTAGATGTGGAGACACGATGAAGCCAAAAGATAGAGTGTGTATTGCATTTCCACACGCAGGTAAAGTAAATACAGAATTTGCAACAAACTTGATTGAAATCAATCGAAAGCGCACAGATCGTATTGATTCAATTGTTGGCATTGGCAATATCTCGCTTTTAACTCGCTCACGCAATGTCATTGTCAAGAATTTCCTTGATGAGACTAAGGCTGAATGGCTTTTAATGATGGACACAGATCAAATCTTGTCTGTTGAAGCCTTTGACAAGTTGATTAACGCAGCAAATGTCACCGAAAGACCTATAGTTTCAGCTCTTATCTTTGCCGCTTTTTGGACAGATAATGACGAATTGCGAGCAGTTCCAGTGATTTATCAAGACACCGAGAACGGTCCATTGCCTTGGGATGATTATCCCGATGATCAGATTGTTGAAATTGCAGCGGCAGGAACAGGTTGCTTGCTGATACATCGAAGCATTTTAGAGACTATTCGTGAGCAAGCAAATGAAAATCAAGGTCGCGATTGGGCTTGGTTTGCAGATGGTGCAATCAATGGTCGTTGGTTTAGTGAGGATTTACTATTCTCACGCCGTATTCGCGCACTAGGTATAAAGATTCACGCACATACAGGTGCGATCTTGCCTCACCGTAAAGAATTTTGGCTTGATGATAGACATCACAAGCCTTATCACATCAAAAACTCTTAAAGTCTAAGGGTTCGGTATTATCCCCCTGATACTGAACCCTTAGACCCATTTGAATACTAAGGAGAACCGTGGCAACTAATTATCCCGGCGGATTAGATAACTTTTCCAACCCAACTGCTACCGACTACCTTGATTCAGCAACAGTTCCTCACGCAACTCAACACGCCAACACCAATGATGCTATTGAAGCCATTGAAGGCGAACTAGGAACGAATCCAAAAGGTTCTAAGGCAACCGTTAAGGCTCGCCTTGATGATGTAGATACACGCATTGCCACGATTTCATTAACAACAGGACCTACAGGTGCAACCGGAGCAACAGGTCCAACCGGAGCAACAGGTGCAGCCTCTACAGTTACAGGTCCTACAGGTCCAACTGGAGCAACAGGTGCAGCCTCTACAGTTACAGGACCTACAGGTCCAACCGGAGCAACAGGTGCAGCTTCAACAGTAACAGGTCCAACAGGACCTACTGGAGCAGCCTCAACTGTCACAGGACCGACAGGAGCAACAGGACCTACAGGTGCAGCTTCAACCGTTACAGGACCTACAGGTGCAACAGGTCCGACAGGTGCAGGTTATGCAGGTGTTACATCAACAACATCACTTGCAATTGCAACTGGATCAAAAGTTTTCACAATTACTTCAGGAAGTGCATTTGTAACAGGCGCTCGCGTTCGCGCAGCCAATACCGCAACACCTTCAAATTATATGGAAGGCATCGTTACAGTTTCAGGAACAACGATGACTATGACTGCCGATGCAATTGGTGGATCAGGAACATTTGCTGCTTGGACAATGAGCATTGTTGGCAATGTCGGTGCAACTGGACCGACAGGTGCGGCAGCATCTCAAGGTGCAACAGGACCTACAGGTCCAACCGGAGCAACAGGAGCAGCTTCAACTGTTACAGGTCCAACCGGTGCAACCGGACCAACAGGTGCAACAGGAACAGCATCAACTGTTACAGGTCCAACAGGTGCAACTGGACCTACAGGTCCAACAGGAGCAACAGGAGCAGCTTCAACTGTAACTGGACCAACGGGCGCAACAGGAAGTGCAGGAGCAACAGGACCAACGGGTGCAACAGGTCCGACAGGTGCAACTGGAACAACAGGTGCAGGTGGCGCTCTTGGTTATTACGGATCATTTTACGATACCACAACACAGACATTAACCGCTGCCAATACTCCAAAAGCAATCACACTTAATTCAACATCTGAACAAAATGGTGTGACTATTGGAACTCCAACTTCTCGTTTTGTTTTTGATAATGCAGGAACTTACAATGTGCAATTTTCTGCACAAGTTTCATATAATGGAACATATACTGCAAACTTTTGGTTGCGCAAAAATGGCACAGATTTAACTTGGACTAATGGACAAGTAACAACTTCAAATCAAAATCATCACACATTACCTGCGTGGAATTATGTTTTGACTTTGGCAGCCGGTGATTATCTTGAATTTGTTTGGATGAGCAGCGATGCCGCCAATACTTTGCAAGCAACGGCAGCAACAACATCACCTGCATCACCTGCAACCGCTTCAATGATTGTTACTGCAACTCAAGTTATGTACACACAACTTGGACCTACAGGTGCAACAGGATCAGCCGGTGCGACAGGTGCAACAGGACCAACAGGTCCAACTGGAGCTACAGGTGCGGCTTCAACCGTAACTGGACCAACAGGTGCTGCAGGAAATGCGGGTGCAACAGGTCCTACAGGTCCAACTGGAGCCACAGGTGCTGCTTCAACTGTTACAGGACCTACGGGTCCAACTGGAGCAACAGGAGCAGCTTCAACTGTTACAGGACCTACAGGTCCAACTGGAGCCACAGGTGCAGCAAGCACTGTAACTGGACCTACAGGTCCAACAGGTGCCACAGGAGCAACAGGGGCTGCAGGATTAGATGCAAATGCTTTACCAGGAATACTAATGTTAGGTGGAATGTAATATGGCAACAACATACAAAGTGCTTGGACAATCAGCTCCAACGGCTGCAACGGCAACTTCTCTTTATACGGTACCAAGTGCAACAAGCGCCGTGGTATCAACAATCAATGTTGTAAATACTAATGCAAGTAGCGATATTATTCGCATTGCTATACGACCTGCCGGAGCAACATTAGCAAATCAACATTATATTGTTTATGGTTTATCTCTTGCAGCAGGTTCCACATTTTCTTATACAAGTGGTGTCACTATGGCAACAACTGACATCATTACAGTTTATTCAACAAGTGGTTATTCATCCTTTAGCGCATTTGGAAGCGAGATAGCATAATGTCAGTTGCAATTACACCTAATCCCAATGTTGTAGGACCTACTGGACCTACGGGTTCTACTGGATCAACAGGAGCTACTGGTCCTACTGGTGCTGCCGGTGGCGGTATTGGCGGATTCAATGCACAGACAGGTACTACTTATACGCTTGTTTCAGGCGATAAAAACTTACTTGTTACTGCTTCTAATGCTTCGGCTATCACAATCACAGTTCCGCCATCAGTATTTAGCGCAAACGATGTTATCAATGTGCAACAAATTGGCGCAGGTCAGGTTACTTTTGCTCAAGGATCAGGTGTGACTATCTCATCAACAGGAGCTACTTCAACTGCTCCTAAACTTCGCGCTCAGTATTCTGCTTGTTCAATAGTGTGTTCGGCATCTAACACATTCACCATTATCGGCGACCTTTCCTAAGAGGAAATTATGCCAATTCCGGGTATCTATGCCTCACAAATAAGTGGGCATCTCTTTGCACCTAGCGGTGCTTATGACTCTATTGCTACTACTACGGTAGGCGCAGGTGGGTCATCTTCTATAACTTTTAGTTCTATTCCTAGCACTTATACGCACTTACAACTAAGGATTTTGTTCCGCAGTACTCGTTCACAAACAGGAGACTATACTGCTATGCAATTTAACTCTGATACGGGTAGCAATTATTCTTATCACGGGTTAGGTGGCGATGGTGCTAGTACTGTTGCTTTTGGTTATGCAACTCAAACCTTTATGGATGTAGAAAGAGCCTCTGCTGCTACCGCAACATCAGGTGTTTTTGGTGTTGCTGTTATAGATATTTTAGATTATGCCAATACAAGTAAATATAAAACTATGCGTTCACTTGGTGGATTTGATAACAACGGCAGCGGTGAAATTTATTTAACTTCTGGATCTTGGCAAAATACAAATGCTGTTAATGCCATCACATTAAAAGCACAAGGTGGCACTTCTAACTTTGCACAGTACTCATCCTTCGCCCTATACGGAATAAAATCAGCATAATGGCTAAAGTAAAAACACAAGTTGGTGACTGCACTGTTGAAGAATGTGCAGAACAAAAGTATGCACATAATCTATTGAAGGGAGGGAACTAACAAATGGCCGCAGGAAACACATATGTCGCAATTGCTACGCA